ATTTCTTCTATATTTACTATCATAATGTACCTCTTAATGTATAACTATCAATATCAACTTCATCTATAAAAAATTGCCTATACCTTGAAATAGCTTCATAGGTTTTTTGTTTTCCACTTAAGTAAAATTCTTCACTACACTCAAAAATCCCTATATCAAGTGAGCCTTTATCAATAACTAAAAATGTAAAATTTTTGTAATCAATATTAAATATACTTGAATATATAAAAGCTTGAACGTCATAATGTAGATTATAAGGACTACCTGTTACATATTTTTTTTTAGGATCCCAAAGCTCTATATTCATTGAAGTTTTTAGATCCACAATGCCATTATTGCATAAAACATCTGCTTTACCACGAAAAGGTAAACCATTTATCATACCAATTTTTGGAACCTCAAATTCACAGTTACTTAATAACCTAAGTGCTTGTTCATTTCTAAATATAGCGTCTTGCAACCTTTCTGTTTCTGATCTTTCTTTAGCTGTAAAAATCATATCATTACCTTGTGCTACTTCTTTAAATTTTTTTGTATTTCTACTTTGTACGTCAACAAATATTTGATTAGAAAATTTTTCTGGCTCTAATACAGCACAATGCAATAGCCAACCTGTTTTCATTGCTGAATTCATACGCTGTGCATTATTAGTTATATACTTGTATTTTTTTGGACTTTTGATAAGATGCTTGATTGATGAACTACTAAGAGCAGCTTTACTTAAATATCCATAGTAAAAGTCATCACTTTGCATTTTGGTCAGTAAATCTTTTACTTCCCAAATTTTTGAGTCCAATAATGTTATGTGCTTCATTTAGATTAGTATTTAATTCTTGTATCTGTTTGTTATACTCTGTTTTTAAAATTTTATATTTTTCTAACAAAATATTATAATCAATCTGTAAAGTATTAGTATACATATACATTTGATTTATACATTTAATTTTATCTGCTGTATTTTTTTGTTTACTTTTTTCGTGTTCTTCTACTAAAATACTGCCAATGTGATTAAATGATGCTTCGTATATTTGAAAATGCTGTGTGTTCATTCTGGCTGTACTTTATTGTTATCAATATCAAACCTTGTGTTTTGTTTGTTGAGTATGTTGCCTTCTGGGTCTAACAAAGTATAACCTTGTGATATTAATATTTTAACTGCCTTTTTTTGTTCTTTTACTCTTTCTTTAATTCTAAAAGATTCAAATATTTGATTAGATATTACCATAATACATTTTTTAAGTTTACTATTTTTTACAAAAATAAAAAAAATTAGTTAATGTTTGTCATAACTGCTTGGTTTTCATCAATTAAATAACAATCCTTTCTTATTTTTCTACTATTCCATAATGTTGTTTCTGGACACCACATACTTGTTTTTTCATTTAATTCTAATTCATTAAGCCAGAACATATAATTTGCTTTTGGATCATTTACAAAATAAAGCTTAACTATGTCTTTATCCATACTCATTAGTTGATCGTACTTATATTTTTCTAATAATTTTTTTTTGTAATAATCTTTTCTAAACTTCATTTCAATAACACACTCATAACCTTTTGGTGTTAACCCACGACAATCATAATGTTCATATTTACCACCAGTCCATTTTAATTCCCATCCGAAGATATTTAAGACACCAACTATGGCTTTTTCCATATTATGTACTTCTTTTAATTTAAACATTTGTCCACTTCCTCAATCCATTGATTTATTCTTCTTGCATTACAATCACAAAAATTAAGTTCGTGATATTTATGTTTCATATATTTAGCGTGTAGTTGGCACATAATTAAAAAATCATCGTGTTGCATACGGCTAGTGATTCTTTTTCTAACCTCTTTCCATAAGGTTTTATCTAAAGATTTATTTCGTTCCATTTTTTTCTTCTTTTATCACAATCACAGTCAGGATATATTTTTTTCCATATATATCTAATTCCTGTATATTTCGTAATATAATAAACAATGTCTCCTAATCTCATAATAATTCTTTTAATATATTTTTTACTTTGTTATATGTTCTGTAAAGGCTATAATAACTAATTTCACTTTTTTTACTTAGCTGTTTTATACTAACACCACTTTCTATTATACGATATACTTGTGAATCGTACCAATACATATCATCAAGTGTTTTATTTATCTTTTTATATACCTTTTCTATATTAACTTCAGTATTTGTTTTTTTCTTATTTTTAACTGCTTCTATATTAATAACATTAATTTTTCTCTTTTTTAGCAAAAGATTTATACTCATATGCCTGAGCATCTGATAAATATATAAATAATTGATGTCGCCCTTGTATGAAAGATCTTTGCCATTACGAATATATTTTAATACTCGTATATACATTTCTTGCACTAAATCTTCAGAATAATGGCCTGCGCCAAATGATTTAGCAATACGTATCCAATCTTTATGTCTTTGTGTTAATTTATGTTCAAGGTTAGAATGGTGCATTAATTTGTTCAACTAATGCTAAATTTAGTATTTTTTTTCCATTTAATTCAAACCCCACATTATTTTTAATAGATTTTAAAACTATTGGTGTGTCAATTGGTGTAGGTCTACCCCCTGTATCGTTGTCTTTTATTTTTCTAATATGTATGTGGTTATTCATCCACTCTGATGGGTGTTGTGTGTATCGGTGTATAACAAGAAAATCATCTGCCCTGTTTACAAACTTGCCCCCTCCCTCAACATCACTAGCTAGTGGTGGTATTGGGTGCCCTGCATAATCGTGCTGTAAAGGATGCTTTATTCTTAATGCATTTGTTGTCGCGTGTGTTGTGAGCCATATACTGATATTAAACTTTTTACAAAATAATCGCATTTGACTTGTAGCTTCATAATCGTACTCGTGACCATTAATTCCTTTCATTAATTCACGATCTTTAAATAAACTATTATAAGGATCAATTAAAAAACCTTGATAATCCCAAGCATTTTTTACAACTTCTCCAAACTTTAATAATTGTTTAAATGTATATGTATCTTGACAATCTACAAATTTAAAGTGATCAAAAACAAACTTCGCGTGTTTATCAAATGTTTCAGTAGATATTTTATTTATTGGCTGTACTGCAAGAAACTCAATTAATTTTTTTATAATAGTATGGCTATCATTTTCACTTGAAAATACCAACCATTTAATTTTGTGCTTTAATGAATAAAGCAACATAAAAAATAATGTAATTGTAGTTTTACCTGTATTCGCGTGACCAAGTATTAAATTAAAGTTACCCTTTTTAAATCTAAAATATTCATCAATTTCTGGTAAATCTAATTTATAGCCCTCTGTAACTTTGCCTTGTCTGATTTTTATTAATTTGTCAATCTCATCATCATAATTAATTAGCATTAAGCAAATATAAAAATTAAAATGGTAGTGGGTCTCGGTCTGGGCTATGATCTTGTGAAGTAACTTCTTGTCTAGGTAAATCTTTTTCTTTAAAATATAATTTACCCTTTTTGCTTTTTAACATTTCAAATTCATAAAAGCCCTTTTCGTTGGCATTTTCTTTAAATAATTTAAACTGTTCTTCAAATTGTTTTACATTAATTGCTATTCTATGACACCAATCCCTGTGTTGTGTAGCATATATGCCGCTTATAAATTTTATATCTTTATCCATTGTATACGTAGTTTTTTAAATGTTCTGCTAATTCTGTTAATTTATCTCTGTTTTTTTCCATTTCCCAATTATAGTTACGATCTTTTAATAATTCTGTTGCACGATCTAAACAGCTTTGTCTAATAATATATTTCTGTATATCATCTTTTGGGTTTGTGTAATTATTGTTTGTTTTAGGCATTAATTTTGCTTTATTTTTTGCTTGATCTAAATTGTAAGTAATCTCCTCGCCTACATCAAAAGTTAATTCCTTTGTTGTGTAAACATTTGGATTATGACCATTAGCAAATTGTACCATATATTTGTTTATTAATGCACCATCTTTGGTGTTAAAGCTTTCTTTTTTAATTATTGATTTAATTGTACTTGTATATTCCATATTTATTTATTTTTTTGAGTTAAAGTATTCTTCATTATTTCTTTCGTGCAAGATCTCATCTTTTGCTGATAATAATCTTACCTTAATTTTTTCATCATTAAGTTCATTTCTTAATTCTTGATTTTCTATAATTAATGATAATTTATCTTTTTCTAATTGAGATAATTTTGCTAGTAAAAAGTCCATTATTTATTAACGTGTTTATCTAATACATCTAATTCTATATCTTCTATATAATCACTATGTATTAATTTAGTTACATCTACTGTGTCTAGTAATACCTTTACTATCTCTACACCATCAAAAGTACCCGTACCATCAAGGTGTCCAAGCTCTGCTTTTGAATAGTTATATTCCACTGTAATATCTTCATTATTAAAGCGAATATCTGTAATGTGTAATTTATGTTTGTATTTAATCATATTTATTTATTTACAGCTAAAATAATAAAAATATTTTAAATAAAAAAATGTTACAAGCAAATAAGGAGACCAAAGTCTCCCTATTCTAAATAAATAAACATAAAAAACCCCTTAAGAATTAAGGGATGCGATCAAATTTTTGTAATATTCGATCTTCTCTATGAGTTCAAAATTAATAAATTTTTTTGTTTTTTTGGCTAATAAAAATAATTTTTCTGCTTTCTTATCGCCATACTTCATATTTAAGTGTAATCCAAACTTATATTGTTCTCCACCCTTAAACATATTGCAACCTACACATTGCACTTGACAGTTATCTTCATTCCACCTTGTGCTATAATATTTTCTAGATTGAAAATGTCCACATTGCATTTTTTTCCAATGATCTTTTTTACCACAAGTAAAGCATTCTGCTATATCATTTTTAGCATATCTTCTTCTTATGTATTCAGAGAACACCTTGTCAAGTGTTTTAATGATGTTTTTACGACTTTTTTTTCTCAAGACATATAAATATACCAAAAAATTTTTTTTGTTCGCATATATTTATATATTATAATTATACAAGTATTATATATACTTATATTATATTATACTTATAACTATCTACCTTGACCTATATATTTTTTAAAATAGTTTTTACTATTTTTTAATTTACTGCTTTTTGTTTTAGAATGAATACCTTTTCTTTTTTTGGTATTACTTTTGTATTGATGTACACTAGCTTTTTTTGCCATTACTTTTTAAACATTCTTGTTGCCTTTTCAGTTGTACGACCACCAAAGTATGCCAATACAACTGCCATCATAACCTTTTCAAAAGTATCATTCCACAGCTCACCAATATGAA